AATGAACAGATTGGTATTTATATAAGATTACTTTGTTGGAACTGGAATAAAAGATGCTGTGGTTTACCAAGTGATAATATGACAATCTATAGAATTGCCAATTGCATAACTGATGATGAAAAACAATCTTGTAATATAATAGTTAAAGAGTTTTTTATTTTAATTAACGACCATTATCAAAATGAAAGACAATTAGAAGAATATTTATATATTACAAGAAGAATAGAAGCATCAAAAGTAAATGGAAGATTAGGTGGTCGACCAAAAAAACCTAGCCAAAACCCCCCTACCCTTACCCCTACCACTACCACTAAATCTAAAAATAGTTATAATGGTTATTTCAATACATTTTGGGATAAGGTTAATAATAAAGTTAGTAAGGGAATAGCAGAAAAGAACTTTCTTAAATTAGAAGAAGAATGGATTACAAAACCACAAGATTTAGCAATAATGTATAATAATTATTATGAATCTATTGAAGATAAACAATTTGCCAAACAACCTGCATTTTGGTTATCAGCTAGAAAATATGAAGATGAAGAACCTAAAAAAGAAAATAAAAATGGCAAATTAGAACCTTATGACATGAGATTAAAAATGTTTAAAGAAGCTATAGAAAATAAAACAAATACTAGCTTTATAAAAACTTATGCAAGACAACATTCTGGTGATGTAACAAGAGCAATAAAAGAGGGACATTTTACAAAACAACAAGCAATAGAATTATTTGAACTGGAGGGTTGGATATGATTACACCTTTAGAAAAGAACATAATTTGGAGTTAATTAATGAAGATGAGCCGAAAAGCTAAAAAACATTTTTTTGAATTAAAAGATTTATATAAACAATTAAAAGAAAAAAATAAAAACATTAAAGATGAAGAAAGATTTGAAGATGTATCTACAGAACTTTCTGATAAAGATAAAGAAGGTAGATTTTTTCATAATTCATACATGGATTTTTACCGAAATGTAAAATTTAATTTAGATAATAATGAAACAATTATTCCAAGAGGTTTAAGTTCAACAAGTAAAAACTACAACTAATAGGAAAAATATGAGTAATTTAAAAATTAATTATAAAAATATTACAGAAATTAAACCTTATGAAAATAATCCACGTATTCATTCAAATATACAAATAGAACAAATTGTAAAATCTATAAAAGAATTTGGTTTTACTGTCCCAATATTATTAGATGAACAAAATAATGTTATAGCAGGTCATGGTAGATTAGAAGCTTCCAAAGTTTTAGACCTTGGTAAAGTACCTACGATTACTTTATCAAATTTATCAGAAGAACAAAAAAAAGCATATATTATAGCTGATAATAAAATAACTTTAAATTCTAACTGGAATGAAGAATTACTTAAAAATGAATTAAAATTTTTATCTGATAATGATTTTAGTTTAGATGTTTTGGCTTTTGAGGATTCAGAATTAGAAAATTACTTTAAAGATATAAAAGAAGTTGATTTTACTGAAGATTTTCAAGAATTTGATGAAGATATAGAAACTAAACATCAATGCCCAAAATGTGGATTTAAATGGAGTGGTAATGCCAATTAATGAAAATTTAATTGTACCAAAACTTGAAGAAATAAAAAAAATACCCTTTAATGGTTTAAATGTAATTTCTACATTTTCTGGTGCAGGTGGTTCATCTATTGGCTATAGAATGGCTGGTTTTAGGGTCGTATGGATTAATGAATTTATGGAAAAGGCTAGAGATACTTATAAATTGAATGCAAGCTCTAGGACAGTTATAAATGGGAATGATATAAGGGTTCTTGATTTTAAAGATATTCTTGACCAAATTGATTTAGATATTGGAGAAATAGACATTTTAGATGGCTCACCACCATGTGCAAGTTTTAGTTCACAAGGAAATAGGGATAAAGATTGGGGTAAAATAAAAACATACAGCAAAACTAAGCAGAGAACTGATGATTTATTTTTTGAATACATAAGATTAGTTAAGAGTTTAAAACCAAAAGTGTTTGTTGCTGAAAATGTTAGTGGTTTAATAAAAGGTAGAGCCAAAGGTTATTTTTTAGAAATATTAAAAGCATTTAAAGAAATAGGGTATAGTGTAAAAGTAAAATTATTAAAAGCACATTGGTTATATGTACCACAAATGCGAGAAAGAATTTTTTTTATTGGTGTTAGAAATGATATTAAAAAAGAACCAGAATTTCCTATACCAAAAGATACTATGACCAGAATAAGAGATGTTTTACCAGTTTTGCAAAATAATAATTTAACACAAGATGAAATACATTGGATTAAAAAAAATACTAGAATGGCAAAATTATGGAAGTTTACAAAAAAGGGTACAAATTTTCAAAGGGCAGGTCTAGAATTATATGGAAAAAAAGGTAGTTATTTTGGACAAGTAAAAGTAAGCCCAGACAAACCTTGTAATACCATTTTAACCACGCCCCTTTATCATTGGCATGAATGTCGATTTTTAAGCATACCAGAAATAAAATTATTTTCTACATTTCCAGAAGATTTTCAAATAACAGGTAGTTTTATGGATAGATTTGAAAGAATAGGCAGAGCTGTTCCACCTTTTATGATGAAAGAAATTGCTATTATTGTTAGAGATAAAGTTTTAAATAAATGTTAAAACCTAATATAAAAAAAATTATTGATAAAAGAATTAAGAAAATTACAGAAGAGAATATTGCTATTGCTTTTAGTGGAGGAATAGATAGTTTGTCTATTTTGTTTAGCTGTTTAGAACAAAGAAAAAATATTACTTGTTATTCATTTACTTTAGATAAATATGTATCAACAGATTTTTCAGAAGCAAGAAAATTTGCTAATAAATACAATGTAAAATTTACACCTATTTTTCTACCTACTAACATAAATACACTTAAAAAAGATTTAAAATTTCTAAATACTATGGGTGCCGAAAAAAAAGTTGATTATACTTGTGGTTATCCAATGTTATATATTTATCGAACAATGAAAGAAAAAGTATTAATAAGTGGTCTTGGAGCAGATGGACATTTTTGTATAAGTAAAAGAGGTATGATACATTTTAAAGATAAAATACAGATTTTTAGAGATAATTTATTTAAAAATAATAACTATGCACAAAAACAATTAAATAAAAATATTGCAAAATATTATGGAAAACAAAGTGTTACACCATATTTAGATAAAGAAATGATAGAAGAATTTAAAGATACTACATGGTCAGAAATTAATAAACCAAAACAAAAATATGCGACTTTAAAAGCTTATGAAACATATTTTAAAAAAATAAAAGTTAGAAAACACACTAATTTACAATTAGGTGATAGTAAAATCGAGGAAAATTTGAAACAACTTTTATTTTCTGATTGGAATAAAAATAATTATAAAAGCATTACAGGTATATTTAATTCAATTAATAGAGGTCAATTATAATGGAAATACCAAAAAATTGGTCTTTTAAATCAAAAGAGATTGCAGAAAATTTTGATAATCATGTAAGGGAACAGTTACCTTGGTATGATTTAGCAACCCAAGCAATAAAACATATAGCTCGACATTACATACCACAAAATGGTTTGGTTTATGATTTAGGTGCGTCTACAGGAAATATTGGTAATACATTATTAGATATTCTAAAAGACAGAAATTGTAAATTTATAGCATTAGAAAAAGAAAAAAGTATGCTTGATTTATATCAATGTGAATATGGTGAAATATATGAACAAGATATTAAAAATTATGCTTATGATAATTATGATGTATGTGTTTGTTTTTTAACATTAATGTTTATAGAGCCGAAATATAGAAAAGAATTAATGGATAAGCTTTACGAAAAACTAAATGTTGGTGGTGCTTTAATAATTTTTGATAAAGAAGAATCAGAGCAAGGGTATTTTGGTTTAATTAATTATAGATTAACATTAGCAGAAAAAGCTAAAAATGTTAAATCCTATAAAGATATTATTGATAAAGAATTATCCTTACAAGGAATACAAAGGCAAATAAATAAAAAATTATTAGAGCCTTACAATGCAAAATTGTTTTTTAAATTTTCAGATTTTGTAGGTTATGTTATAGAAAAATAAATATATTAATAAAATTACTTTTACTCAAAGGGAAAAAGAGGATTATGGCAAGACCAAAAAAATATTTAATTGAACCAAAACAAGTAACACAATTAGCAAAATTAGGGTGTACGAACATAGAAATGGCAGACTTTTTCGGTTGTTCACCAGACTTATTAGAGAAGAGTTATTCGGAATTTCTGACAAAAGGAAGGGCAGAGCAAAAAATGAGGTTAAGACAGCTTCAGTGGAAGGCTTGTGAGAATGGTAATGTAAGTATGCTTATTTTTTTAGGTAAAAATATGTTAGGGCAACAAGATAGAATAGAAGAAACACAACTTGAAGAGCCATTGCCTTGGACTAGCTAATGCCATTAACCAAACCTCAATCAAAAGTTATTAGAGATAAAGCAAGATTTCGAGTTCTAATTACTGGCAGAAGATTTGGTAAAACATATTTAGCAATAAATGAATTAGCCAAGTTTGCTAGTCGTTCAAAACAAAAGGTTTGGTATGTGGCACCAACTTACAGACAAGCCAAACAAATATGTTGGAATGAACTCAAAGAAAGATTAATAGAGCATAAATGGGTAAAAACCATTAATAATAGTGACCTAACTATTATTCTTAAAAACAACTCAAGCATTACATTACGAGGTGCTGATAATGAGCAATCACTAAGAGGTGTTGGTTTAAATTTTTTAGTTATGGACGAGTTTGCAGATATTCATAAAGAAGCTTGGTATGAGGTATTAAGACCAACATTATCTGATACTGGAGGTCATGCTTTATTCTGTGGAAGTCCAAGAGGTTTTGGTAATTGGAGCTATGAATTATTTAAACAAGGCGAAAACAATAAAGAATGGCAGAGCTTTAAATATACAACTTTAGAGGGTGGTCAAGTTTCAAGTGAAGAAATAGAACAAGCCAAACAAGATTTAGATGTAAGAACATTTCAGCAAGAATATGAAGCAACATTTGTAAATTACTCTGGTATGATTTATTACAACTTCAACAGACAAAAAAATATAATAGAAAAATATGAAAGAGATTCTGCTTTTTTACATATTGGCTTAGATTTCAATGTGGACCCAATGACTGCAGTTGTCTGTATTATTGAAAAAGACATTGTTATTGTTGTAGATGAAATACAAATATATTCATCGAATACTCAAGAAATGTGCGAAGAAATAAAAAATCGTTATAGAAATAAAAATATTATTGTATACCCAGACCCAAGTGCCAAACAAAGAAAAACAAGTGCAGGTGGATTTACTGACATAAGTATATTGAAAAATGCAGGATTTGATGTAAGATGTAGAAATACAGCACCTCTTGTTAGGGATAGAATTAACTCTGTTAATTCACGATTAAAAAATGTTAATGGCAAAAACAATCTGTTTATTGTAAAATCATGTAAAAATGTGATTAA